CCAATCACAAGGGTGGCATTTTAATACACACGAAAATTATAAAACTTTATCATTAGACACTGATGGCAAAGTTCCCCTACCTTCAAACTGCGTTAAAGTAGACGCAAATTCCCAATACAGACATTTTAATTATTCATTAAGAAATGGTTATTTATACGACATGGAAAATCATACAGATGTATTTGCTTCTGCACCTACGTCAGTTGACATAGTATTAGTACAACAATTTGAAGATTTACCAGAGTACGCTAGACAATACATTGTAATGAAAGCGGCTAGAAGATTTGCTTCAAGATTTGTAGGTGATAAAGAAATTGTACAATTAATTGGTCAAGATGAAAATGAAGCATTAATGGCTTTTAAACAAGCTGATAGTCAAGAAGCAGATGTTAACATTCTTGAAGGTGATAGTAATACTTTTTCAATAATTAATAGAACGACCAGAAGGACTTATTAATGGGTAGCGTTGTATCGCAGTCTATTCCTAATTTCTTAAACGGAATGTCCCAACAAACGCCGACACAAAGAGGGATTAATCAAGGTGCAGACCAAGTTAATATGCAAAATAATTTAGTAGAAGGTTTATCTAAAAGACCTCCACTAGAATTTGTAAAACAAGTAGCTTCTAATGCGTTTCCTAATTTAACAAAATTTCACTCTATTCAAAGAGATGCAAACAACCAGTACATTGTAGCAATCTATAATGGCGGTATTAAAGTATATGATTTATTAGGTAATGAAAAAACTGTGACAATACAAAGTGGTTCAAGTTATTTAACCAACACAAATCCTAGAGATACATTCAAGTGTATTAACATTGCAGATTTTACGTTTATAGCTAATACCAATACTTCAGTGACAGCAGATACTAATACGTCTGCGGCTAAAGTAGAAGAATTTTTAATTGTTTGTAAATTAACAAACTATGGAAGAGAATATAAAGTGGCTTTGAAACACCCTTCAATGGCACAAGAATTAGAAGTAATCTTTCAATTACCTACAGGTAATGATGCTTCTACAGATGCAAAATTTAGAGATACTAATAAAATTACAGACATACTTTTGTATGGACAACAAAGTACACATTGGGATAGTAGTGCAAATGGTATTGGTTTTAAAGTTGTTAGAACAGATAACAATGCAACTCAAACTTCAACTCATGGATTAGCAAATTATTCTGGGTTTACAAATCATTTTAGTTTTGAAAGTTATGATAGTGTAATCTATGGAAAACCTACAGATAACAATGCAAATTATACAATAACTTCTTCTGATGGTTCTGGTAATACAGCCATGTATGCTATTAGAGATGAAATACAAGATTTTAGTAAACTACCTTTTTATGCAAAAACTGGTGTAATTATAAAAGTCACTGGTGAAGAAGGTGATACATTATCTGATTACTATGTAAACTATTCAGGAAAATCAGGTGTATGGAATGAAACTTTAGCACCTGCAACTTCTTTAGGATTAACAAATTCTACAATGCCACACGCATTGATTAACAATAACAATGGTACATTTACTTTTAAAGAATTAACATGGACAGATAGAGTATGTGGAGACATAGATAGCAACCCTAACCCTACATTTGTAGGTAAGAAAATAAACAATTTAACTTATTACAAAAACAGATTAGGTTTTTTATCAGGAGAAAATTTAATATTTACAGAAAATGCTTCTTTCTTTAATGTATTTGCAACAACATCTACGCAAGTTTTAGACACTGACCCTATTGATATAGCGGCTAGTGGTACACAGGTTAATACACTTAAAAACTCTGTAGGATTTAATGAAAGTTTATTATTATTTTCTGATACATCACAATATAAGTTAGACAGTGAAGGTGAGGCTATCTCTCCTACGTCTGCTATACTTAATGAAGTATCTGCATTTGAACATGATGATAAAGTACAACCAGTTTCAGCAGGTAAGTTTGCTTACTTTGCACAAGCAAGAACATCAGGTACAGCAATAAGAGAATACTTTGCTGATGATGATACATTAACAAATGATGGTTTAGATATAACAGTATCAGTATCAAATTTAATACCACAAAACTGTTATCAAATTATATCTAACACAACAGAAGATACGTTAGCATTTTTAACACATGATACTAACGATAGTCAGACAGCACCCTACACAGCAAGTTCTAATGTAGCACCAACTAACGCTGACACATTATTTATCTATAAGTATTTCTTTGATGGTGGTGAAAAAGTACAGAATGCTTGGTCTAAATGGACATTTACAGGTGCTAAAATATTAGGCTGTATGTCATTAGAAAGTTATTTTTATATATTAACTGTTGAAGGCACTACTACAAAATTATTTAAAATTGATTTAAGAAATCTTAAAGATGCAACAATAGGTCATGGAGTGTTTATTGATTTAAAAACTTCTGTGACAGGTACTTATGCTAGTAGCACAGGTTTAACAACTTTGACTTCACCTTATGGTGCAAAAACTGGGTTGATTGCTGTAGATAGAACTAATGGTAATAACTATACGTTAACAAATACAAGTGGTTCTACATATACATTAGTAGGAGACCACACAGCGTTATACATTGGTGTTCCATACGAAAGTAAATACACAATGTCTACACCTTATATCAGAGAAAATACTGGTAGAGGTTTAGTAGCTGTGACTTCAGGTAGATACCAAATAAGAAATGTATATTTTAATTTTGAAAACAGTGGGTTCTTTCAAGTAGAAGTCACACCAGAAAATAGAACTGTATCTACAGCTATTATGAATGGTTATGTAATTGGTACAGCAACAAGTATAATTAACCAACCTGCAATAGCATCAGGAACATTAAGAGTTCCAGTACAAACAGAAAATACAAAATTTAATTTAGATATAAAATCGTCATCTCACTTACCTATGTATATAGCTGATGCGGAGATAGAAGGTTATTATCATAACAGAGCAAGAAGAATTTAATGAAAGAAAATTACGTTAGAAAAGCAGAATTAAAAGATGCGTTAGAACTAGCACCTAAAATAAGAAAAGGTGATAGACAAGAAATTATGGCTTCAGATGGAGCAACACCATTAGAAGCATTAGTAATACCTTTTACACATAGTAAAGCTAAAGTTTACACTATTGTAGGAACAAAGTCTGAAGGTGTAATTGGTATGTTTGGGTCATCACCTACTAAAGAAAAAGGTTATGGCGTTGTATGGTTGTTATCTAGTGAGGATTTATTTAAACACCTTAAACAGTTTATTAAAGAGTGTCCTAAATGGGTAGCTGACATGAGTAAAGATTATGAACATGTCTACAATTTTGTAGATGAAAGAAATTGGAAAAGTTTAAAATGGTTGCAATTTTTAGGATTTGAACCAAAACAAAAAATAGGAGATTTTGGCATTGGAAAGATGCCATTTATATTAATGATGAAAGAGGTAAATAATTAATGTGTAATGTACAAGCGGCACTTCAAGTAGCAGGAGCAGTTGTTTCTTATAGAGAAAAGAAAGCACAGAACAAAGCTATTAGAAGAGACCAAGATACGTCAAGAAGCAATGCCGATAAAGGATATTTACACGACCTTAATAAGATTGACCAAGAAAAAATCAATGCTGACGCAGAAAAAACAAAAGCAGAAATTATATCTAAAGCAGAAAAAGATGGTGAGATAGCACAAAAAACAAATTTAGGTTTTGGCAATGGTGTTAAGATTGTCCAGTCTATTGGTTATCTATTTGATAATGATTGGGTCGCTATTACTTCTGATTATAACAAAGATATGCAAAATTTAGGATTTCAAAAAACTGAAGCCTACGCTAATCTAACTAAAACTTATAACAGTTTAACTCCCCCAATAGAACCATCAAGAACAGGATTAATGTTAGATGTAGCTTCTACTTCTTATGAAGCATATCAAAGCAATGAAACAAAGAAAAAGGCTAAAACATAATGGCAAAATACGAAAGACAAGTCACTAACAAATACTACGGAGTAGGTAGTGGTGGAAAAGTTTACACAAACACACAATCAGATGGTTTAGCAAAATCATTATCTAATGCAGGATATAAAATTGGTAAAGCAGAAGATTTAAGAATTGATAGAAAAAAAGATAAAGCTGTTTCTAAAATAAATGAAATGTATGCTTCAGGTAAAACATTTGAAGATATAAATGCAGAGATACTTGCAGGTCAACACCCAGAGTTAACTGGTAAATATATAGATGCTACTACTAATTACCATGCAGGTAGAGTTAAAGCATCAGAAGTAATTAAAGAAATTGAAGCTAATAAAAATAAATATGATTTTACCGACAAGTCTCAATCATTAGAAACTTTTTACAAAGCCTACATGCCTAACTTTGATGGTATGGATAGTTCTGCAATACTAGGATTTTCTACATTATTTAATCAGTTTAAATCTAAAGACGCAATGATAGATGCTAACAATAGAAGCACACATGCGTCTAATGTTAAAATAGAAGAAGGTGTCACAATATTAGATACAATGCCAACAGAATTAATTAAAACAAATTTAGCAGGTGAGTTTAATTCTTTTAAAACTCCAGTACCTAATTCAGATGGTAGTGGAAAAGTTAATCAACTTTATACTAACAAAGAAGCTATATCAGTATTAGTAAGAAGTGTGCAGAAAGTAATTGCATTAGCTGAAACTGAAGATGATTTAGAAAGAGCAGAAGCTATCTTGTCTGCTAATTTAGGTATAGGTAAAGATGGACAAGATATTAAATCA